TACCTTAGACACAGTGTTGGTCAAAGCACCACACCGCAAAGAAACATTTACCGAATCGGAACTTGAGGACTTTGCCCGGTGCGCTGATCCTGTAACCGGCGCCATGTACTTCATGGACAACTTCTTTCATATTCAACATCCTGTTCGGGGCAAGATGTTGTATCATCCTTTTGAATATCAAAAACGCCTGATCAACACCTACCACAATTACCGCTATTCGATCTCAATGATGCCGCGACAAACTGGTAAGAGCACCAGTGCCGCAGGATATCTGCTGTGGATGGCCATGTTCCGCCCTGATTCGACTATCCTTATTGCCGCACACAAGTATACCGGCTCGCAGGAGATCATGCAACGTATCCGTTATGCGTATGAACTGTGCCCAGATCATATCCGTGCCGGTGTGACCAGTTACAACAAAGGCAACCTGGACTTTGAAAACGGTAGTCGCATAGTTTCAACCACCACAACAGAAAATACCGGTCGTGGTATGAGTATTACACTACTATACTGTGACGAGTTTGCATTCGTGCGACCCACTATAGCCAGAGAATTTTGGACTAGTATCAGCCCTACCTTGGCCACAGGTGGTAAAGCAATTATTACATCAACACCAAACTCAGACGAAGATCAGTTTGCCCTGCTGTGGAAAGGTGCCAACAAGTGCGAGGACGAGTTTGGTAATCCCACTGATCTGGGCATGAATGGATTTCGAGCCTATCGCAGTTACTGGAATGAACATCCAGACCGTGACGAAAAGTGGGCCAAGGAACAGCGAGCACAACTGGGGGATGATCGTTTCCGCAGAGAGATGGGCTGTGAATTTATCATCAATGATGAAACACTCATAGCTCCAGCCAAGCTCCTGGATCTACAAGGACACGAACCCTTGTATAAAACAGGACAAGTACGCTGGTACCAGCGACCTAAAAAAGATCGCATATATGTGGTATCGTTAGATCCTAGTCTAGGTACCGGCGGCGATCCATCAGCTATACAGGTATTTGAAGCCAATACCACAGAACAAGTGGCCGAATGGCGACACAATCGAACCACCATACCTGAGCAAGTGCGTATTTTGGCCGATATTGTACGTCACTTAAATGAAACCACACAAGATCCGCAACAAATCTACTACAGTATTGAAAACAATACCATTGGTGAAGCTGCTCTAATAAGCATAGACGAATTTGGAGAAGAAAATATCCCCGGCTATTTCCTCAGTGAACCAGGCGGTGGCGGAAGCCGTAGATATCGCAAAGGATTCAACACCACAAACAAGCCCAAGCTAGCGGCCTGCAACAAGCTCAAAATACTAATAGAAACCGGCCGCATGAAAATACGCAGTAGCGGGTTGGTCAGCGAACTTAAAACTTTTGTAGCACACGGCGTGGGCTACGCCGCTAAGCCAGGCGAAACTGATGATCTTGTTATGAGTACAATTTTAGCTGTGCGTATGATGCTGTTGCTACAAACTTATCACACAGAAATGGATGTACAAATGCGTGATCATGGCGATCAAATTGAACCGCCTATGCCATTCATTACCACGCGGTACTAGCTAAATACACTACTATGGCAGATATCACACCCGCTCGCAAACTGTTTGACCTACTGGTCAGCAGAGATCTTGATCCAGAAATGTTAGACAGTTCTGGCAAACCCGCACCAGACCCTGCAGAAGCTGAAATATTCAGTTTTGATTTCCGTGCCCATTCTGGTAAAGATTACGGCACTGTGGTAATCATGCTGGGCGATGACAACGATCTTGAAATTTACTGTTCAGACAATGTGGGTCGCAGCATGGAAGGCGATGACAAAAACGATTGGTTTGCTTTCTTAGAACAGTTAAAGAACTTCGCCGTTAGAAACTTTATGAGTTTTGGTATTAAAAATTTAAATCGATTACGTTACAGTATGCAAGGCCAAGCCGCTATCAAAGAAGGCCTGTTTGAATCGTGGACTGGAAATCGAACCACCAGCTGGAACGGAGCCGCAACAGAAGCACGTTTAATGATTCGTCACAAGAAAAACATTGCCGAAGGAGATGCTCGCTTCCGCCACATTGAGAGCCTGTTTATCGAAACAGCAGACAGTGAACGTTACAAGTTGCCATTTAAGAGCCTAACCGCTGGACGTGCTATGTTAGAGCATGTTCGTCAAGGTGGCCGTCCGTATGATGGTCGTGGTAACCATATTGCAGAAATGGTGACGGAATTGAATGTACTAAGTCGTTTCCGTAGAGCTAACCAAGGACAGATTTTTGAAGGCGACACACAACAATTGGTAGAACAAGTTCAAGAATATCAAACAAATCTGCAACGCAGTCTTAAAGGTCTTGGTACTCGAACTGGATATACTACATATTTTGAATCATGGAGCCCTGCTGACCTTAGTGAACAGGACGTAGTATTGAAAGTTTAAAAAATCTTTTTGTCAAGCAAAGCATTGACACAAGAATTGAGTCAGCACTTCCGTTGCTGGCCAAAATACAACAACAAGGAACAGCAATGAAAGAAGCCAACATATTTGAAGCCTGGGCAGAGCGCCTGGTAGAAGGCACCTGGCAAACACCAGATACTCCAGAGAAACAAGCCAAACTTGTTGAACTCATGAGTACGGATCTTCCAGTGGGTGCAGACGCTACCAATGTCACAGAACAATTGTATGATCTGTTGGGCGACGACGAATTGTTTGACCAGTTAGAAGCCCTAGCTGAACAGGATGCCAATGCTGATGCCCGTCAAGTTATTTTTGATCGCATGCAAATGTTGAGCGACAATCCAGATGTGCTTCGAGTCATTGAACAATTAAACATTGATCCCACTGCTGAAATGAATCCAGCAGAGCCAACCAACCCAGCTGACCTAGAACCAGTTCAAGAAGGTGATTTAGAAGACTGTGACTCATTGGGTGGTGATGCTAGCGACGAGTTTATTCGTGGAGTTTCTGTCGATCAACAAGATGAAGTAGTGTCAGAAGATGCACTTCGATCAATTCGTCGGTCCGCTGGTTTGTTGACTGAAGAAGAATTAAAAGAAAATATCCTAACTGACGATACAGGTTCAACACTACAACATATCAAAGACACATTTAAACGTGATATTAAAGATTTTGAAACCACAGGAGAAATTAGCCAACACTTGCATGATGCATTGTATGACTATTATCAAGACGACATGCCGTATGGTGTGCAAAAGGCACGTGATGGTGATCCCTACGAATGGGTAGCTGATCGTTTTGGTGCAGATCTAGGTTTACCTGGTTATGGAATGAACAGCCCAGGTGTTCCAGATGAAGACTATGGTCTTGAACGTGAAAGTGTGATGCACGGTGACTATGCCGAAGAAGTCCGCGACCCACATAGCGTAGACGGTGGAATGGAAAACCCGTTGATCCAAGGTGAAGGTGCTGTTGGAGCAGTATTAGGAGGTGTTGCTGGAGCAGTATTGGGTGGCCCGGTTGGTGCTGTTCGCGGTGCAATGGCCGGTGATGAAATTGGTGATGCCATATCTCAAGAACAAACTGATGAAAATGATGCATCCTTGTTTGATGATGCCACCTGCAACATGTCCGAAGCCGGCGAGTCATGCCCAGTACATGGTGTAAAAGAGTGTTACGGATCCAGTGATGCCAGTCCACTTGCTGGACAATATGGGCACAGTGGTAAAATGAAAGCAGTCGAAAAAGAAACTTCATTCTTAGATCGCCTAAAAGAACTTTCGGGAATGATTAGGAATTAATTTTGTAATTAGAACAACCGCGTCATAAATATACTTGACGCTAAGAAATAAAGCGTATATACTACACAAGTGCATACGCTTTTTTCTTTAGTATCACAGGCAACTAGAATCTAAAATTTAGATAGGCAACAACCATAAACAATTTGAAAGGCAACTTATTATGGCATCTTTAGCAGACATCCGTGCGAGACTCGCACAATCAGAAGGTAAACAACAAGGCGGCAATTCCACAGGTGGTGATAATGCGATTTATCCACACTGGAATATGGAAGAAGGTTCCTCCGCAACACTCAGATTCCTCCCAGACGGCAACACCAAGAACACATTCTTTTGGCAAGAACGAGCAATGATTCGTTTGCCATTTAATGGCATCAAAGGTGAAATGGAATCCAAACAAGTATATGTCCAAGTTCCCTGCGTGGAAATGTGGCAAGAAACTTGTCCAGTTCTTACAGAAGTTCGTACTTGGTTCAAAGACAAGAGCTTGGAAGAAATGGGTCGTAAGTATTGGAAAAAACGCAGTTATATTTTCCAAGGCTTTGTTCGTGAGAACCCAATCGGCGACGACAAGGCTCCGGCAAACCCAATCCGTAGATTCATTATTGGTCCACAAATCTTTACACTAATCAAAGGTGCATTGATGGATCCAGAATTGGAAGAATTGCCAACAGACTTGATGCGTGGCTTGGACTTCCGGATTAGCAAGACATCCAAAGGCGGCTTTGCTGACTATTCAAGTTCCAAGTGGGCTCGTAAAGAAACAGCACTTACCGAAGTTGAACAAGCAGCCATTGCTGAACACGGGCTGTTTGACTTGAGTACCTTCTTGCCTAAGAAACCGGGCGAAGTAGAACTCAAAGTTATCAAAGAAATGTTTGAAGCAAGTGTTGATGGTCAAAGCTATGACACAGAACGTTGGGGTCAGTATTTCCGCCCAGCAGGTGTTAATGCTCCAGCATCATCTGGAACTACATCACACGTTGACGGTCACGGCGATGTTCACGAAGTAGCTAAACCAGCACCAGTGGCATCGAGTGACTTTGACGATGAAGAGCCAGCAGTAGCAACTGCTCCAGTAGCGGCTACTCCAGCTTCTAGTGACAAAGCTCAAGACATCTTGGCGATGATTAGAGCACGTCAAAAAGCGTAAATAACCGGCTCAAATTATAACACAAGGGGCAACTCTTGTGTTATAATTATCTTATAAACTACAGAGGTGAAACATGGCCAAGCCATTTGATATATCAAAGTTCCGTAAGGACATTACAAAAAGTATTGAAGGTCTTAGTATTGGATTTAACGATCCAACTGATTGGATTTCAACAGGCAACTTTGCCTTGAATTATCTTATTAGTGGAGATTTTAATCGAGGCATTCCCTTAGGCAAGATTACAGTGTTTGCCGGAGAGTCTGGTGCAGGAAAATCCTACATCTGTTCAGGCAACATTGTTAAGAACGCACAAGAGCAAGGCATTTTTGTTATCCTAGTTGATACAGAAAACGCACTTGACGAAACATGGCTACACGCACTTGGTGTAGATACAGGTGCAGACAAGTTACTTAAACTAAACATGAGCATGATTGACGATGTGGCCAAGGCTATTTCAACATTCATGATTGATTATAAAGCATTACCGGATGGCGAGCGTATGAAGGTGCTGTGGGTTATTGACTCGTTGGGTATGTTATTAACCCCAACTGATGTAAATCAATTTGAAGCTGGAGATATGAAGGGTGATATGGGTCGTAAGCCTAAAGCACTAACAAGTCTTGTTCGTAATTCAGTTAATATGTTTGGCGGTTTTAATGTTGGAATGGTATGTACCAACCACACATATGCTAGCCAAGACATGTTTGATCCGGATGACAAAATCTCAGGCGGACAAGGTTTTATCTATGCGTCAAGTATCGTTGTTGCTATGAAGAAAATGAAACTCAAAGAAGACGAAGATGGCAACAAGATTAGTGAAGTTATGGGTATCCGTGCCGGTTGTAAAGTAATGAAAACACGCTATGCCAAACCGTTTGAAGGTATGCAGGTCAAGATTCCTTATGAAACAGGTATGAATCCATACAGTGGACTAACTGATCTGGCAGAGAAAAAAGGTATTCTTAAGAAAGATGGCAATCGTTTGATGTTTGTGACCAGCGATGGTGAAATTATCAAACAGTTCCGCAAAGCCTGGGAATCAAACGAAGGCGGTTGTTTAGATAAAGTAATGGTAGATTTTGCAAATCAACGCGAAACGGTAAGTACTGAAGAAACAGCCACGGAGGAATAAGAATGAGTGTAGAATTAAGCAAAGAAATTTGGGACGAGCTTAAACGATATGTTAATGTTGTAGATCGTAACGAGGCAGCAGAAACATTAGTGTCAGTACTAATCGATAATGATTGTGATGCCGCTGATATTAAAAGTGTATTTAAAAGCGACTCAGATGTTAAATCGGCTTTAGCAAGCTATCTTAAAGATCACGAAGATGAAATCGACGAAGACGAGGACGACGAGTTTGAGGAAGACGAGGATTATTAATGTGGTATAGTAAGGTTGTTGCTGATCTGGGCAATATCCCCGATTTTATCACTCACTATGAACAGGAACTCAATGAAGCCAAACGCGACTGCAGAGTTGGTGGAATAATTGAAAAGAATATCACGGCCTTGCCTGGTATCACCGAACATCGCTTTAATCAACTACAAGAAATAGAAGCAGTATTAAATTATCTTAATATTCAACTACGAAAAATTCGTCGTAGGCATTTTCAAAAGTATTTAGAAGGATATGCTCGTGCATTAACCAGCCGAGACGCTGAAAAATATGTGGATGGTGAAGACGAAGTGATTGAGTTTGAAACACTAATTAATGAAGTTGCGTTATTACGCAATCGATACCTGGGCATCCTCAAAGGTATGGAAAGTAAAAACTTTATGTTAGGACACATTGTAAGATTACGGGCTGCTGGTATGGAAGATGTGCAAGTATAATGTTTATACATCCAGGTGATAGTCACAAGCACAGTCTTAAAACTTTAAATCAGTTATACGAATACGATGATTTTATGGCCAGCATTAAAACTGTGCTGGATCTCGGGTGCGGTACCGGCGAGGACTTGACTTGGTGGGCTACTGCTACTACACGGGATGAACCTATACAACCGTTGAACATTGTGTGTACCGGTATAGATTTAGCGTCAGATTTGCCGTTAACTAAACAACACAAAAACATATTTTATCAGCAGGTTGACTTTGAAGGTAACATACCACCTGTTCCGTCTGGGATTGATGTGCTTTGGTGTCATGATGCATTTCAATACGCAACAGATCCTATAAAGACCTTGAGTAATTGGTGGCATTTGGCCAGCCCCGGTGGGATGTTGTATATTGCTGTGCCACAAACTATAAACTTTGTTCGAGGACAGTTTGATTATCATTTGCCCAGTGGGTGTTACCATCATCATACCATGGTCAGTTTGATGTATATGTTGGCCACTGCAGGTTGGGATTGTAATGCAGGATTTTTTAAACAAGAATCTACCGATGCTTGGATCCATGCTGTAGTATACAAAAGTACCCATGAACCTATGAATCCTAAAACTACCACCTGGCATGCGTTATCGGAGCTTAAACTTTTACCAGAATCGGCTGATCGCAGTATCTTCTCACACAATTATCTACGCCAACAAGATCTTGTAGTGCCTTGGTTAGACCACAGTCTTATGAGTATGGCACTAAAATAATATTAGATCAAAGAAACGTACTTTGCTTGTTCTTGTTTAAATTGATTTTTATACACACGATCTCCTTTGCCAGTCCATATGTATGAGCTGTCGCCAAATTTAAAATCAGTGTAACGCAGATCCATAGCTGTAATTTCATCGGCCGCAATCATTTGATCCATTACCCGTTGATCGTAGGCAAAAATCCAATCTGGTGTACCATAAACAGAACTATAGCGATCGCATATGATATGTCGAGTATTGTCTGGGCCAACTCCAAATGCACTACACAGACTCAATTGTTCTCGTTTAGGAGCAGTAGGAACCCAACTACGCTCTAAACTTTTTAAAAATTCATCTTTGGATAAATCACGCACCATAATGCTGTCAGCGTCTTGATTAATTAACACTGTATCGTCAGTGTAAATTTCTCTTACTCGCATGTATCTAGCCGCTGCCAGGTACATTATTCTCTCTTCGTTGGTTCTCAGGTGTTCTTTGGGGATAGTTTCAAGTGTCACTGTGCAATCTCTTTTGTTAACCCAATCTAAATCTTCAGTTGCTGGATCAAACAAGTGAAAATGCACATGAGCCCACGGAGCATGAGATTGGATACTTAAAAACAGTGTCTTTGCCCATTGATTAAAATAGTTAGAATCGCAGGCTATCATGAATCCAGGTCGATCAACTTTTTTACCAACAGTTAATGGAGTCTTTAAAAGTATGTTCATACAGATATTTAACCCATAAATATTACCACTATGAAATATGCCTATGCCCTGGACATGCCAGGCGAACATGCCAAATGGACGTTAGGACCGTGGCGACAACGAGGACTCAAAACGTTTGATCGAGTAGCAGACGTTCCAGATGATTATGTTTTAATAGCTACCCATTATGCTCCATGGTGGTCACCTCTTAAAGAATACATAGCCGAAGGTCGCCCTTATATAGAAATTGAATACGGATACTGGGGCCCAGATATTCCACGCAGAGAAACTCGCAGAGTGACTTATTGCGGTCACCATAACATGACAATGCGGCCCGCTCCGCACAGTCGAACACACTTGTTTCCGACACCAGCACAACAGCCGTGGCAACTAAACAACGATGGTTATGTTATAGGCATACAGCCTGTGGAAGTGGTACTGCAAGAACGCACTGGTGAAAATTTAGATCAATTCAGAGCTAGATTAACCGCGTCTGTGAGACCTTATTGGTTAGGAGAAATACGCTGGCGCAAAAAAACCAGTGCCAAAGATAATCGCTGGCCCAGTTATGTAGAACAATTAGCAGGTGCTACGGCTGTAATTGGAGAACGAACCATGGCCTGTGTTGAAGCGTGTTTATTGGGCATACCTGCCTACACTATAGACGCCAGTATGACTACCTTGCTCATGGGCGGCATTGAAAATTTGGCCACAGATAATCGGCCAGATCGTGCCGCTTGGTGGGAACATATTTGTTGGAGTCAATTTAATCGAGCAGAGTTCAACACACCCGCGCCTGTTGATTTGGTAGAACAATATCAAATATTTAGAACCGCGGTATAATATACACACATAAATATCTGCATGAAAACTATAGTAGTGGTTAGCGGAGGTTTTGACCCCGTACATTCCGGACACATTAAATTACTCAAAGAAGCTCGTCTACTAGGCGAAATGCTTATAGTGGGTATCAACAGTGATGAATGGCTTGAGCGCAAAAAAGGTCGTGCTTTCATGCCCTGGACTGAAAGACTGTGCATATTGAATAACCTGGCAATGGTAGATGAAGTCTATACCTTCAATGATGAAGATGGCACAGCATGTCATTTGCTAGAACAAGCCCAAGCCCACTACCCACACGATCGTATCATATTTGCAAACGGTGGAGACCGCACTCAAGATAATATTCCAGAAATGGCAGTTGGCGGAGTAAAGTTTGTATTTGGTGTAGGCGGGTTCGATAAAGCCAATTCAAGTAGTTGGATTTTACAAGAGTGGAAAGCACCTAAGACAGAACGTCCGTGGGGATACTATCGTATATTACACGAAGTACCCGGTACAAAAGTCAAAGAACTTACAGTCAACCCGGGCCAAACACTTAGCATGCAACGACATAATAGCCGTGCTGAATATTGGCAAGTTTCAGAAGGTCGGTGTGTGGTAGAAGGTGAAGGTAAGCGTCAAACTTCTTTAGAAACACACGACAGCTATCATATTCCTACTAACGAATGGCATAGACTATATAATCCGTTTGACCAACCGTGTCGCATTGTAGAAATACAATATGGTCCTAATTGTGTAGAAGAGGATATAGAAAGACTATGACCCCAATACCAATTTTTATTGGATACGATCCTCGTGAAGCCATTGCTTTCCACACCTGTGTGAATAGCATTATTCGCCATGCCAGTCAACCTGTGGCAATTATGCCTATTGCTCTGAACTTGTTTCAAGACTATGAAGAAACACACACCGACGGATCAAATCATTTTATCTACACCAGATTTTTAGTACCACACTTGATGAGCTATACAGGTTGGGCAATATTCATTGATGGCGATATGATTGTTCGAGACGATATAGTTAAGCTGTGGGAACTACGTGAAGGCAACAAAGATGTTATGGTGGTCAAACACGATTACAAAACCAAGATGACTGAAAAGTATCTTGGTGCCAAGAATGAAGATTATCCAAGAAAAAATTGGTCGAGTGTAATACTGTGGAATTGTAGCAATCATCCTAACCGTCGACTTACACCTGAATTTATACAAAATTCTTCGGGATCGTACCTACATCGTTTTAGTTGGCTAGACGACGAACGCATTGGCGAGCTACCTAAAGAATGGAACTGGTTACCAGATGAATATGGTCCTAATCCTGATGCTAAACTGTTACACTATACCCTAGGTACACCCTGCTTTCATGAGTTTGCTGACACTCCACAGGGCAACGAGTGGCATATGGAACGTATGTTTACTGAGTATTGCCAACAACGTTTGGATTAACAATGACTCCAGATATTCCAAAAAGAGATTTTAAACCTGGACAAGTGCTTTGTATCAACAGAAAAATACATGACAGCGAAATAAAAGTCCGTCAGTCTGCGTTTGTTGATAGATTTGCCGAAGGGTGTGACGGTGCCTTGGTCAGCAGTCAAGAAGCTTTACTTACTCCTGTAGAACATCCATTTGGAATTCGTGGCATGAAATTTACCGCCGTAGTAAACCAATGCTGGCAAACGGGCCGAACATTTTACTACATAGACAACGGGTACGTGGGCAATGTTGGACGTAAAGTATATTTTAGAATAATCAAAGATCATGTGCATGACATACGCACTATCATTGAACGTCCTAGAGATCGACTAGATCAGTGCCCGATTACTTTAAAAAAATTCTCTCCTGGCAGTAAAATATTAGTAGCACCACCCAGCGAAAAAAGTTTTAGTCTTTGGGC